GCGTACCTTTTGGATTCCGCGCGTGCGCGTCACGTTGTCCACTCTGCATCCTCTACGTCCGTGACGGGTGACGCTACCCGTGCCGGGACGGGTTGCTCAAACACTACCCGTACGACATGGTCACCCTCTTGCTCCACCATGACACGTTCCCCATAGAGACGCGGGGCAATCTTGGAGACGTACCACTTCAACGTATCCACTTCCAGCCGAGCGGCCGCTACTCCTGCCGTATCCCTGCCGTACGCCTTGCGAGAGATGGCGATAGCCCGCTCTGCCAGAGCGTGAGCCTGCATCTCCCTTGCCCGAGCGTAGGCCACGGCTAATCGGTCATCATCCCGTACCCAGTCATGGAGTACGTCTACCCGGATGCCGTATGCCTTGCAGGCTCCTTTCACGCTGTCCCCCAAGGAGATACGACCGAATACGTCTCGCGTGATTGCGTCCCTATCGTATTTCCGGGGACGCCCAACCTTTTTCGCAATATCCCCCCCATCCGGGGAAATCACGGCGGGAGACTTGCGGGGTTTTGGCCCAGGAATGGCCATCGGCAAATCATTGTCGCTCAACGGGTTAGCCCCCTGCCCTTGACTTTTCGGCGTTTCGGCGGTAACTTGGTGACACGTTCGGCAACCCCGCCGGACGAAACCACCGCACCACAGGAGTCACACCATGTCCCGCACCGCTCTCCTCGACAACGTGTTCGCGAACCTTGCCTCGGCCCAGCACAGCCTCACCAACGCTCTGGCGGCGTACGTTGGTTCCCCCGAGCCCACCCCGGCCCCTGCGAAGGAAGCGAAGCTTCCCAAGGCCCCGAAGGAGCCGAAGGCGTCGAAGCTTGCCACTCGCCGCGCCGCTCTCCGGGCTCAGTACGGGCCGCTCTGGTTCCAGCACCCGGACGTGGTCGCCGCCAAGGCCGAGCGCAAGGCCAAGTGGGAGGCCATCAAGGCGAAGAAGGCCACCCCCGCCCCGGAGCCGAAGGCTCCGAAGGCGAAGAAGCCGTCGAAGAATCGCGCCGCCGCTGTGGCCGCTGTCGCCAAGGCCGCGAAGTAACACGCCCGAATATACACACTCACCCGCCCCGGTGCAATCCCGCACCGGGGCCTACCCACGAGGCTTGCCATGACCAAGAACCCCATCGTCCGTAGGGCCAAGGTGGCCCGCCGCATGCTCGACGACAAGCTGGCCCGCATCATGCTCACCTACGGAGCCGCCGGGATTGCCAGCGACCCCGAAATCAAGGCCGCATGCCAGCGCATGCTTGCCGAGCGAGAGGCCCTGACCCTCACCATCCGTCAGGCCAGAGCCGCCGACCGCGCCGTCGCGTAACCCATCACACACACAGGAGAGCCGCCATGCAAGCCGGATACTCGTACGGGATGGAGCCGGGTTCGTGCTGGATTTGCGAAGAGCCGCTGAACGAAGAGGGCATCGTGTTCACCGAGCCGGACTGGTCGTACACGATTTGCCTGCGCTGTGGGAATCGTACGAAGGCCACCCCCAAGTAACCCATCACATCACACACGGAGTAACGCATGCACAAGCTTCTCGCAACCCTCTGGACCGCCGTCTTTCTCGCCACATGCGTGGCAGACTCCCGCATGGACACCTACGTCGTGGACCGCATCGAGGATGGCGAGATTGCCGTCCTCGTACGGGATGCCGACGAGGCCATCGTGGAGATGCCCGCCAGCGATTTGCCCAGCGTCGAGGAAGGAGCAATCTACCGCTGGGGTCTGACATGGACGCGAGACCGAGCCGAAGAGTCCCGCCGCCTTGCCGCCGCCCGTGCCGCCTACGCCACCCTCACCCGCGAGTGAACCCATGACGTACGAATTCGACCCCGTGCATGAGCTTGCCGTGTTCGACATTGCCGCCATCGCAGAGCTGTGCAAGCGCACCATCGAGGAGTTCGCCGAGCATGAGCCTGGGTGCATGCATGAAGATGACACTTGCCAGTGCTTCGACGAGGCAGAGTGACTGGCAAACCTACCCTGTCAAGTAGACTACTACTTGACAGGGTAGCCTCCCCGGTTTAGATTGTTCGCCGTTGGCCCAGCAGTCCCATCATCCCATCACGGAGAGTCAGCATGTCCCGCAAGGTTCGAGTTGGTCAGCGCATCCGAGTCACTTCCCCGTCCGTCGTTTCCCTTGGGTTCACGTTCGCCGATGTCGTGCAGGTGATGAACGGCGGCCACGTTGTCGCCAATCTCATCCACCCGACAGGCACCAATCGGCCAGAGGCGCACCTTGGCCCGGACGATTGGCAGTCCGTCCCCGGCCGCCCGCGATTCCCGCACATCGACGGCGAGGCCCCCAACTTTGGGGCCAACCGCAAGGGCGATGGCAAGAAGGCTCCCGCCCCTGACGCCACGCCTGACGAGGGCGAGGGCGAAGGCGAGGGCGAGAGCGGAGACGACCGCTACGAGGGCGAGGGCGACGACGACGGCATCGAGGAGTGGGACCACGCCGAGGAGGACGACGAGGACGAGGACGCCCCCTCCCCCGTGCCGGAACACCCGCTCATCACGGAGTTGAAGTCGCTCATCACCGACTCCATCGGGAACGCGCTTGACATCGTGGATGACAAGATTGCCGAGGCGATTGCCAAGGCTCCGAAGGGGGGCGCGGGTGCTGGCAAGGACATCGTGGTCAAGGTGCGCGACCTTCCCCCGGTCAAGCTGTCGGCCACGCCTCACGCCTTGCTCGAACGAGTCCTCAAACTCTACACGGCGCAAGTGTCCAAGCGCAACGTCATGCTGGTCGGCCCCGCAGGGTCGGGCAAGACGACCCTCGCCGAACAGCTTGCCGAAGTGCTGAACACCACCTTCGCGGCCATCTCTTGCTCCCCCGGCATGAGCGAGACCAAGGTGCTGGGTCGCGTCACTCCTCGCATCACGGGTGATGAGGCCAGCGTGTACGAGACGACCCCCATCGTCGAGGCGTACGTCAACGGCGGCGTGATTCTCTTCGACGAGCTGGACAACGCTGACGCGAGCATCTTGACGGCGTTCAACTCCATGCTTGCCAACGGGTACGTCATGCTCCCGAACGGCCAGCGCGCCACCCGTCACGAGGCCACGCTTATCATCGGCACGGCAAACACCTACGGACACGGGGCCGACCGCATCTACGTCGGTCGCAACGCTCTCGACGGGGCCACGCTCGACCGATTCACTGGCACGACCCTCGACATGGACTACGACAAGGGCGTCGAGACTTCGCTCTGCCCCGAGGATGAGATTCGCCAGTTCGTCTGGGACATTCGCGACAAGGTTCGCAATGCCAAGCTTCGCCGCATCGTCTCCACCCGCTTCCTCATGTCGGTGCGGACGCTGTACCTGTCCGGCATCGAGCGCACCATCAAGGCGGCGGCAAAGGCTTGCGCGACTGGCTGGACCGACACCGACCTTCGCACCGCTGGCATCGCGTAATCACCCACCCATACGAGGACACGACCATGATTCACGCTCCCGAGAAGATTGACCATCTCGCTGTCATCACGCTCGACTTCGACGACCTCATGCAGATTCGCGACACCCCAGCCCCCGAGTACAACGTCACCCGTGCGGAGTACGCCGACGACTTCGACAAGCGGTGCGCCAAGGACCCGAAGTGGTTCGGCAACGTGGCAAGTGCGAGCGAGGCGGTGGCCCTCATCGACATGGGCTGGCAGACCGGGGTCGAGCGGAGTTCCGCCATCACCAGCTCGCTCGACGGACAGATTGCCGCCGTCGAAGCCTTCCGTCGCCGCCCCCGCTGGGGCGAGGATGGCGAGGAGCTGAGCGTCGACCGCGCCCTTGCCGGGGACTGGGACACCGCCTTCCTGGACCTGCCCAAGGTTCGCACCAACGGGAGCCGCATCATCACGATTGCCGGACCCATGGGCGGCGACTGCAATCGCAATGCCGAGGAGCTGTTCTGGAATGGCGTTCAGCTCATGGTCGTGTCTGACATGCTCGAAGCATCCGGCTATCAGACCGAGGTCTGGGGCATCAACCTCTGCCGCCAGTGGTCAGGCTTGGTCGACTCCATCGTAGCCGTGCGAGCCAAGGCGGCAGGCGAACCGCTCCGACTCGACACCATGGCAAGCGTGTTCGCTCACGCTGGCATCTTCCGCACCTTCGGATTCAGCGCGATGGCGCGAGTCAAGACGCCCGTCGGCGAGGGGTTCGGCTCCCCCATGATGAGCGTTGCCCACATGCAGACCCGCCTCGACGAAGCCGCCTATCACGGCTGGATGCCCGAGTGCAATGTCGTCATGGGCAACGCATGGAAGCGCAAGGAAGCCATCGACAGCATCACGGCCACGCTTGCCAAGGCCACCCGATAGGATGAGCGCGTGGGATTGGGGCGCAACCGACATGACTCTCACTCGCCACTGCGCTCGTAAGGCGGCAACCCTCCTTTATCAATGGCTGACCTCGCAATCCCACCGCTCTCCCACCCATGTCAAGGGTTTATACCCTTGACATGGGTGCCTGACCCAGTTATCATTCCCTTTGCCAAGCGGCACCCTGTCGCTTGGTGTAGCCCAACCACCCGGAGGTAGGTATGAGCGAGCAGAAGAGTCGTATCGTCGAGTTCGACATCAACCGCACCGCTACGTTCTCGCGGCGCATCACCGCCATCGTCCCGGCACACTGGACGGACGATGAGGTCGAGGCCCGGATTGCCGATGAGGTGTTCACGAACAGCGACACCTACATCGACGCGAGAAACTGCGACTTCGACGACTGGCAGGACGCGGAGTTGGACAGCGGGTTCGAGGTCGTCACGGATGACCCCACGGACGAGGACGAGGAGTTCACGGACATGGACTTGCGTGGGGATGCTTGATGGAGTACACGGCAAGTTGCGGACACATCACGCTCCGGGTCTACGTTGGACCCGGAGTACCGCACCTCTTCATCGAGGACAACGACAGCAACGTCGGCGTCTGCATCCGAGCGACCGACATCACCACCATCAAGCTCTTGCGGCAATCACTCACGCACATCGTTGACACCCACAAGCACCGGGAGGAGCAGAGCAATGACTGACGCCGAGATGGTCGAAGCCTTTCTGCGGGACACGCTCAAAGATGACAAGCGCAACCTGCAAGCGGAGCTGGTCGAGGCCATGGATGGGTACGAGCCGGACGCCATGACACAGGCCATCGCCTTTGCCATGTTCGCGTCAGCCGCCTCCATCATGAGCGAGGCCATTGGCAAGAAGCCCGTCAAGATGCTCGACGCACACACCGGGGAAAGCACCGAGGTTTCCGAGGTGCCGAAGGACATCCTCGACGCCATGGCACAGGCCTCCATCGTCCTCTCGCTGGCGCGTGACGAGGACAAGCATTCGCCCCTGTACTATGTGCAGGAGCTGGTCGCCATGGTCTGCGCCGAGGAAGGGACCGAGGCTGAGCAGATGCGCGCCGACTTCGAGGAGCGGTGCGACAAGCACACCGCCAAGGCGCTGGACAACGTTCGCAAGCGCAAGCACATCACCGCCATCTAACCAGAGGATACTCACATGACCGGATTTACGCCCGAGCAGAACCAGACCCTGACCGCCCGCACCGACGAGCTGATGCACCACATGCACGGCAAGGTGCCTGACATCCACACCCTCAACGCCATGAAGATGCTTGCCAACGTGTTCATGAACAACGTCAAGGCCATCGACCCAGAGCTTGCCGAGCGCGAGGGCTTGGCAAACGCGGCCGAAGGCGCGGCATTTGTGGCCGCGCTGGGCCGGGACGAGTCCGTCCCTCCGTTCGAGTACCTGAAAACCATGGCCCTCGCGTTGTTCTCCGAGCCGTCGGATGCGTACGGGGCCAAGTTGAAGATGTACGATGATGCGATTGCATGCGTCAAGGACGGCAAGCATGTCACCGCCATCGCCATCCCCAACCGCACCACCGACGAGGGGGCCGAGTCGTGACCAAGACCATCATCGAAGGCGCGGTATGCCCCGCTTGCCGCTGGGACGAATGCGTCGGGGTGCGCTGGGACGACAGCGGCAATCTCACCCACATCGAATGCGGCAACGGACACTGCGAGTTCATCGCTCCGTACTGGGAGTTCATGGCATGATAAACGACGAGCATCGCCGCTACCTTGACGACCTGCGAGAGTCCGGCAAGACGAACATGTACGCCGCAGGGTCGTGGCTGCAGGACCAGTTCGGCCTGAACAGGGATGACGCCCGTGTCATCCTGGTGCAATGGATGATTGAGACGCAAACTGGCAAGCGAGTAAAGCCAGATAGCGATTTCAGGAGCGCCAAGAAGTAGCGGCAAGCGACAGGGGTAGTGGTCTAACTGACCACTACCCCTGAATCGTTTCCAGTTCCAACTCCACGCGAGGATTAGCGCGGTCTATTCCGCCCACCCGATAGGTGACCTCGACTAACTGCACATCATCCCCGTAGCAGACGCCTTCGAGTGCGTCATGCAAACCCTTGGCGAAGAAGAGGAGGTCGCGCTTCCGCTTATCGGGCCAGTACGCCACGCCACGGAGACGGATGGGACCGACGAGGCAATCGTCCTTGACCTGCGCTCGGGCCAGCACATGCATAGCGTCCTTGCGCTGGCGGTATCGCTTGGACAGGAGCAAGCGACCGCGAACCATGCCACCGATGCGTTCGTTATCTCTGGCAAGCAAGCCATAGGGGATGACCAGCTTCACCCAGTGAACCCAATCCGCCGGGACTCTGGCGGCAAGACGTAGTCGTCGCCATCCACCTCGTCTGGTATCTCGATGACGCCGCCATGGAGCTGGCCACCATCGACCACCAGCTCTTCGTAGCCAGCCGCCACCAGCATGCGGAGGGTCTTCAATAGCTCCATTGCCACCACGCCAGCATCCACCGCTGGGACATCGGCAATCTCAATGGCCAGCCCGTTGCGAACCACGGACACGCTGGCCTTTCGGTTCGTGAATACGTTCGTTTGCTTTCTTGCCATGAGGCACCTCGCGTGGGGTGGACATCGTCATGCCCACCAGACAGCCAGACTCATGGTAAAAGTAACTCTCCATCCCCCGCACCGCACCCACGAATCCCTCTGCCGCATGCCACCCGTCCGGCGGGCAGAGGGCAGGGGCCGTCCGAACCACCACCCCGGCGATCGTTTGCACTTCGCCGATGCTGTGTAAATGTCCAGTGTGAATCTCCCGGCAGGTCGACCCGCCCCATTCCAGCGGGGCCTCGGCGGCCATCAGCTCGCCCAGCCGCTTGCGCGCCTTGTCCCCGTGCGCCGCCCCGATGAGGCACTTGCCATGCCGGATGTACTTCCGGGTGGTGCCGCGCTCGTCCACCCGCACCCGCTTGTCATTGCGGAAGTAGGCAGATAGGATTTGCCGGAGGGCGGTGGTCAGCACCGCGTCATGGTTCCCCGGCACCAGCACCACCTCGGTCGGGACGGACATCGCGCTCGACTCCACCATGTCGAACAGCACCGCCGCCCCGGACTCAATCATCTTCTCGATGCGGCCATCTCGGTCGAGGGCCGTGCCGCCAGTCGTCTGACCATGCGGCGTGTCGTAGTGGAAGTAGTCGCCCAGCAAGAGAATCACGCGACGCTCTACCTCTCGTGCGTCGCCATCGGCAATCAGCTCCTCAATCGACTCGCGCAGAAGCCGGGTCGCAATGGCAATGTCGTAGTCCTGCCAGCCCGTCTCGCGGGACCAGGCGTACTTGCCAACGTGCGGGTCAGCCACGACGATGACCTGCATCACGCCCGTCCCAGACTTGCGAAGCGGCGGCCGAACCCTCGCGTGCCGCACGCCAGACATGGCCCCGGCAATCATCGCCTCGACCTGCTCAAGCACAGACGGCCCCGCCTTCGGGCGGAGCCGGACGAATACGCGGTGCAGTTCGGTGACTTGCGGAGAGCCGTCGTCCCCACGGGTGGCCGTCTCGTACTTGGTGGCTTCGCTCTTCTCCACCTCGAAGCGGGTCATGTCGGCGCCAATGTGCGCCAGCAGGTCGTCGACGGAACGGATGCGTCGGCCAAGACTCCGGGCCTCGGTCGCCCCGTCGCAGTCGCGTTGCTCCACCTCTTGCTCAACGGACGGCGGCGCGGCAACCGGGGGACGAGCGACACGCCCCACCTTTACATGATTCTTGCGCCGCTTGTTGTTGATTGCCGCCTCGGTGCGGACGGGGGCATTGCCATGAAACTCCCGGTTCAATGCCTCGGCGGTATTGGACGCCGACGTTCCGTTAGCGGTCAACGACAGGAACCTTGCGTACTCTTCAGGCGACCAAGGTGTGTGGTCGGTTCGGATGCCCATACCTCTCCGGGGCAGAGGGGATGGCGGCTGGCACCGCGAGGGGAGGAACGGACCTCGCCCTTACGAGTGCGGTGGAACGGGTGGTGTTCGGGGGAGTCGGGCGCATGTCATACCCGTGCCGCAAGCGGCAACCCGCACCTCGCTGTCGCACCCCGGTGCCAGCGCACCAACTATGCATGCATCAATATATCATTACGTCTCATGATTGCGCCAGCCTTTCGCTCCTCTGGCGACAGGTAATCTGTGTACTCGCCGCGCTCCCATGCCAGCAGACGGACGGACCCCACGCGGTCGCCATAGTGCCGATGCTTCATGACGTTGACCTGCGAGGTGTACGGCTCCTCGATGGTGTGAATCTCCTTGACTCGGTCGCGCACCGCCTTCAACTCCTCCTTCGTCACATCCTTGCGGAGGGCGCGCGCCAACCCAATCATGAAGGTCGCCACCTCCTTCTTGTGTCCGCCTTGCTTGATGTATTCTTCCCGGACTGGCCGATGCGAGCGGAGGAAGTCTTGCGACAGACCCTGCTGGTTAAGCTGGGTAGCGACAAGAAACCGAACCCCGGTAGACTTTGCCAGCTCCAGCATGGTGGCCACGACTTGCCGGGACTGCCCGTGCAGGTCGCCCGTCCCCTCCACATGGTCGATGTGGTCGATGATGAATACGTCCGCGCCCCATTCGGCCGCCTCATGGGCCATTGCCCGCAATCCCTTGACATCCACAAAGCTGGCGTCCGCACAGCGCAGGTAGTCGATGCGCTCCTCCTGCTCCTTGAGCGCAACCTGCACCTTCGCCCGCACTGACTGGCCATCCGGCTTGGTCAGGTACTCTCCGCTGACCACATCCCCCGGCAAAAGCCCAGCCTCCCGCGCCGCCCACTGCAAGCGAAGCTGGTGCGCCGGAAGCTCGAACCCCGCGTAGTAGACCTTGCGCCCCGCCCCCACCCAGCGACGGGCTAGCGTAGACAGGAGGGTGGTCTTGCCGCTGTTGCTTGCCGCCGCAAGAAAGTCAATCTCGCCGGGCGACCAGCCGCCGCGTAGCTTGGCAAGTGTGGCAATGGGGTACGTCAGGACGCTGGATGCGTCACGCTCCAGTGCCGAGTGCGCCAGCTCGACCTGCCGCCGCTGAGCCGTGCCAGCCGCATCATCGACCGCCGCCGCCAACTCCCGCAGGGAGCGGAGCCACTGCAAGCATCGCTCGGCCATACTGCCGCCGCCAATGAACACATCGTGCAATAGCTCGGACACATACTCCGCGCCACCCGCATGCTTCTCGGCCTCGTAGCTCCGCAGGAAAGCAAGGATGGTCAGTGGGTCGACGACCTGCCCGCGCCCAACCATGGCGGTCATGGCGCGCCAGAGAACCTGATGCCGCTTGTCGAGAAAGTCCTTCTTGTCCAGCCCCGCCTTGAGTAGTTCGTCCACCGCCTGAGGCTCTTGCAAACAGGCACAGAGGATGGCGCGCTCCAGTGAATCGCGTTCGTGATTAGACATGCACGGCTCCGTCCAGCAGGTGAGTGTTACTTCAGTGAGTCCAGCATCTCCTTCGACCAATCTTCAAACGGACGATAGATGACGCAGGCAGAATGCATCATCGTCCACACATGCCGCAAGACCCGCATGCGCTCCTCTTCGCGAATGCGCTCCTCGAAGTCTTGCGGCGACTCGTCAAAGTCCCCAGCCATTACCCAACCCACACGCCATGGCGCTTCATGCGGGTGACCAACTCCTGCCATGTGAGGCACCGATAGATGGACAGGTTGGACGACCCGTACGACCACTCCTCCGTGTCGCGATTGTACTTGACGTACCCGCTGACCAGCAGGTCGAGCATGATTTCGGCGTCACTTTGCGGCGACATTGCTCCTCCGGGATTGTACGGCAAGCCACTTGCGCGCCCTGCCCATGAGACGTAGCACCCACCACGTTGGCGTCGAGACCAGCAACATCACTCCAAGCAGGGGCATGATAACCAGCGCAAACAGACCCGTCAGCACAAGGTCGATGGTGTCATACAGACCGCGCTTCATAGCCCTCCCCCGCCTTGCCGATGCGCTCCAGCTTGTGATAGAGGACGGCGAACGCCAGCTCGTACAAGTCATGCGCCGTGATGTACCCCTCGACCATGGTCGTAGACGCGGGGTTGCTCTTGGCAAACAGCGGGTCTCCGTTCGGGCCGCGCAAGCGGTCGCCTGGATTCATGTTGCCAAGGGCGCGCTCGACCCGCAGGGCGACCTCCTGTAGCGGCTCAAGGTCAGGCATCGTCGACCACCCCCATCTCAGCCGGACGCGGATACTCGCCATCGACCACGACCCCGGCCACCCGCGCAATCGCAATCAGGTACGCCTCGTCGTCGCGGCAGATACGCAACTCCTCTTCCAGCCGGACGCACTTGGCCCGCAGGTCATGGACTTGGTTCGGCAGGTTCGCCTCCAGTGTTTTCCGAAACCCCGTGATGGTGCTGGTCATGCCCTTCCTCCAAGCGTAGGTGATGTTGCCACTTTGCCTCGACGGCGACCGCCGCCGACTTTAGATGAATAACATAACGTTGCTCAAAGCGCAAGACCCCGATGCGATGTAGCTCTTCATGCTCCTCATAGGTCAGTGGGACAATCCACGCCGCGTCGGCCTTCCGCCCCATCCCGCCGTTCGCCACATGTGCGTTCACGCATGGCGTCCGTCCACTCACCACGGATGGCTGGGCGCGAATCCACTCGACCCGCGCCTCGCCTCCGTAGGCTCGCTCAAATTCCCGCTTCTTGCGGCGCGGGTTGCTCGCCCGCAATCGGCTTCGCTTCATGCTTGCGCTCCCATGGTTTGCGCGACGGCTCGCCACACGCCTCGCGGAACTTCCGCATGTAGTTGCTCCCGAACAGGCGGTTCAGCCGAAAGGCATTGATGCCAGCCTCGCGCATCTCTTCGACCGACAGCGGGGCGCCATGGCGACTGGCCTTCGCTTCGATGTACTTGGCCACCAGCTTGTCGCGCACCACTTGCCGCGCTTGTTCGCGCCGTCCATGCATGATGAACAACACGCTCTCCAGCCTGCCACTTCGCTCCAGCATGCCACGCACCCCGGCAGTCGAGCGGTTGCCCATGGCACGGGCCAGCGCAGTCAGGTGCATGATGCTGGCGTTGCTCGACAGGATGTTCACCGCCTCGTCTGGAGACATGCGATACTTCTTCGGGCTAACCCCGGCACGGACGCAAATCTGATGCACCCGCTGTCGCGACATCCCGAACTCCTTGGCAATCTCCTGCATGCTCTTGCGCTCCGTCTCGTACAGGTGACGGATGTAATCGTTGCGCTCTTGCGGGCGCGTGAAGCTCCCGAGCTTTGGCGCAAACTTCTGCCTGTCCTCAGGCGTTGAGTGCATATGACTGATTGACCTCGTCAAGAATGTTGTCCAGCTCGTCCTTGGGTTGCGCCCGAACTGGCGCAAGCCACTCCTCCTGCCAGCGACCGCCTGTGCCGAAGAACGTCGATGCTTGCATGACGTACTCGGTGCCGACGCGATTGGTCGCCTCGCAATACTTGGCATACCGCCGGGCGGCGTCGACCAGCAGGGCCGGGTCCACGCCATCCCGCACTCTGGCGGCAAATGCCTTGGCGGCCAGCGGTCGCGGGTTGCCACCGCCGCGCTTGGGGTACGCCGCCCACGCTTGGTCGAACCATAGGCTCGGCTCCTCGGCGCGCTTGCGGATACGCGGCACGGGAGCAGGAGACTTGCGCCGCTCACGGAATGCCTTCTGCCGACGCGCCGCACCCATGCGCTCCTTGGCCCCCGGCATCATGTACTCGTCAAAGTACCGAAGCCGACCAGAGCCAGTGACGAAGTGGGTGCGAAAGGGCTGAACCTCGGCCACCTGCGTGATGACCCCCATCTCCTCGTCGCTCATGTGCCGCAGGTCATGAAGCAGATGCTCCCGGCAATAGTCTGCCAGCCGCAAGTACCCGACCACGACGTTGGCCGCGTCCGTCTTGCACAGCGTGGCCAGCAGGGGAACAACATGGGAGACCAGCAACTCTCGCGGGAAGCACAGCGCGTCTTTGCGAATCATCCGGCCATGCTCCCGACCTCAGTCGTGACGTAACGCATAACGGCCTGTCCTCGGTTGACCTTGAAGGCAATCTCCTCAAGCTGGGCATTCAGCTCGAAGAACTCCGCTCGCTCCTTGGTCATCATGGCAAGGAAGTCGAGGTAGTCCTTGTGGCACTCGGCCGCTTCGGCCAGCGATGCCTCCGTGACCTTGCGCCCTTCAGCCGCCGCCATCACTCGCAGGTACTCAGCGATGCGGGACCGCTCGGCCTTTCGCAAACTATCGGCCACGCCCCCTGGCCCGTACTTCGCCCACAGGATAGCGGCCTTCTTGCGAACATGGCGATGCTCGTCGATTAGCTCCTCGATGGGCTGGATGCCAGCCCGAAGCTCTGCCTCCTGCATCACTTGACCCTCCGGAGTCGGAACTTGTTCTCGTCTGGGTGCTTGTAGATGACATAGCGCACATCATGGAGTCTGGCCATGCGGCTCACTGCGGAGCGGCAGGACCGAATGCCGCCCCAGCAAGTGATGACGAACGACCCGCCGACCTTGGTCTCCAGCCATGGCCACTTGAACGGACGGCCACCAGACGCCTTCCGCTTCTTCGCCGCCATTAGCGCGACTCCTTGTACGAGATGTGGATGGTCGCCGCCAACGCGGCCACAGACCGCAGGGCCTCGGTCGTGTACTCGATGTTATGGTTCGCCAGAATCTGCGTCACGAACGAGTCGGCCTGACCGACGGCCCACGCGATATCCTCGCCAACGCGCTGACGCCGCTCCTCGCGAATCTGGTCGACCTTCGCCGCCACCGCCGACGCCGCATCAGCCTCGCCCTCGACAGGCTCATCAAACGGCATCGCGGCCACAGGCTTGGGGACAGGCTTAGCCACAGGCGCATCGGACAGCGGCAGGTGTTCGGTCTTAGCCTTCTCGCGAACGCCCAACACGTTCAGGTATCCTTCGGCCGTACGCTCAAACGTCCAGTCCTTGCCGACCAGCTCGTTCGGAGACTCCATTCCCTTGCGGCCGAGCTGTTGCATGAGCGCCTTATTGCCGATGAAGGTGCTGACCTCGGTCCCGTTGTACGCCATGCCCGTAATCTTCCAGCGGGAATCCCACGACGGGTTCTTCGACGCGACGGACTCGACCTCGCGGACGTTCAGGACGAGATGCTGGCCCTTCTCGATAGTGACTGACTGCACGATGCCTCCAAGGCAACAGGGTGAGCCAGTATTATCGCAACATCGACGCCTTATGTCAACCCCCCGGCTTCGCCGGACGCGCGCGCGGTGTTTGTAGTTTCCTTCTTACGACACTGAACTCTGCGTGGCGAGATAGAGTCGCAGTAGTAGTTTTCTGTATACTGGCAAGAATGGTGCCATGCATACAGGCCGTAACCCGTTACGTCACCGAAACACCACCGCCGCCAGAATCGCCCCAACCGCCGCCGCCGTCGTCATCGCCGTCAGGGATGGCTTGGGCATTGGCGGAGGGGCAGGCACTCGCGCAGACTCAGCTACGGCAAGCGCACGGGTCAGCAGACCCACTCTCGCTTCACACGATAGCACAACCGCCGTGCATGACGCAAGGGCCTCATCAGCCACATCGCGGCGCACATACACCGTGTCATTGCGGACGAGCGTGTCCGTCGTGCGATGGGTGACGTAGCGCGTAACGGCCTTCGTCATGATAATCGTATCGCGCTGGTACGCCTGCTCGCTGGCGGCCATGCTATCGCGCAAGCGAGTCATAGCCAGGCGATAGTTGAGTTGGCCAATTGCCGCCGCCTGCCTGGCCTGCGCCGTGGCAAGTGCGTACCCGGCAATTCCCGCTGCGACAATTGCCAGCAATAGCCAACGTGCCGGGCTACGCATAGTCCTCAAGCTTGAAGTTCGGCACCTGTTCGGGGTCATTCTTCCGGCCGGGAGAAACGCGGGCGTGGGTCGTTACGGGAATCTGCCCATACTTGAGGCGCACGTTTGCAATCAGCGCCACCATCGCCTTCTTCTGCGCCTCCGTCAACGGCTCCTTGCCATCGTTCTTGTTGCTAAAACACAAGCCGACAGAGACGCCGTTCACATCCTTGTGCCCCTCCCATACCGCCTTGCCAGCATGCCATGCCCGACGGTCATACGGGACGACCGTGTAGACCTTGCCGTCGCGTCCGACGAGCGCATGGTAGCTGACCTTTGACTCGCTCGACTGGAGCCACGAGAGACATCCTTTCTCGTTTGGGCTGGCATCTGCGTGGAGAACGATGACCTTGACCGCCTGCCCATTGCGGTCATTGTGGTTCGGGCTAGGATGCGTAAGGCTCACTTGACCACCGGGATGCTACCCGTCTTGCGGCGCGGCGCGGCAATCACGCCCCATTTCTTAGCGTGGTACACTGCCGCCCACCCAAACAGGATGGCCGTGCCAACGTTGCGCGCAAACTGCGCGATGGTCACCGACGGCATCGTCAGCACCGCCAGCAGACTCCCGGCCACGAAGAAGCTGAGGCCCACCCGGACGGTCCAGTACGACCGAGGCCGAAGGTGCTGGGTCGCATCGAACCCCGGCGCGGCCTTCGTGAAAATCATGATGTAGAACGCGGCGGAGGCGAGCGTCATCACCGCGTTAGCGAGGAGGTTCAGTCGGTCAATCATTCTTCGTCTCCGGAAACACCTTGCCAACAACGACCTCGACACCGCGCTGACCCAGCACTCCGAGAAGAAACGCCATGGCGCTCATCGTCTGCTGGCTAGGCTCAACCCCGGTAACCGTAAATACGATTGGCGTCAGGAAGTATGCGCTGGACGTACCTGCCGTAATCGTCAGCATATTATCCCGCAAGTTGCCATGACTCGCCTTGCCGACCGCAATCAAGGAGCCGAAGAATCCGGCGACGACAAGCATGATGCTATTTTTGTCCTGTGTCATATATCACCTAAAGGGTTCACGACGCTGGTCAGTGACCAGCGAGCGGTAGCGGTCCAGTACACTGCGGTACAGCTCTGCGCGATTGCCAGTTTCCCGGTAGTCATCAACCATCCTTTGCGTCAGCATATTCAGCGCGGGATGGGACACGGCTTCGCCAGTTCCAGCAATGGCATCCTCGTTCAGCATGATGCCGTACAGCAGGGCCTCTTCCTGCGGACCCTGCGCCATGCGCCTTGTCAGGAAATCAGCAGGCGTCTCGCCAATTTCTTCGTCCGGCTTGCCGGGGGTTGGGAAGTATCCCGCCGCTCCAAGGCCCTGCGTCAGGTCAGTCTCAAACGACTGGCGCGAGCGCATGGGGTCAAACAGCGAAATCAGGCCACCGCGCGATTCCGTGCGAACGCGACCGAAGGGAGAGACCTTAACCGGAAGAGATTCGCGAAGGCCGGGAATGCGAGAGCGGAACGCGCCACCCATACGCCCAAACATGCCCTCGCCCTGCCCAATGTCACGCGAGATGATATTGCCGTTCTCGTCAACATCAACAGCCTGGGCAAGCTGGCTAACAATCTGCGGCACAACCATTCCGCCGTACTGGTCAACGGCCCGGCTGATATACTGGTCGCGCACCTCAGATTCACGCGAGTACTTGGCGGCTTGCATCAGTTCGCCAAGTGCCGACGCGCCACGCCCATAGGGAGACTCGGCAATCGTGCCAGCAATGCCAGTGGCGCTCGCCTTTGCCATATCAATGGCACCGCGAACAATGCCGCCGTCCCCGGTCATCTCTTCATGCAACTGCGCGCCAACGCCCATGAGCATGGCCTGTGGGCCAAGCAGGCCAGAAAGCGCAGTCCACTTGCCACCTCGCCGAATGGCATTAGGCACCTTGTTTTCTTCGTCCCAGCGAGCGCGTTCGTTCGGGTCGACCGGATACGCGCCAGTCATGTCGCCATTGGCCGCGAGCTGGTAGCCAAGGTAAATCCACCCACCGCCAGTAAAGCCAAGCGCAAGGCGCCGAACAAGGCGGCGCTGGGCCTCGTCACGAAGCGTGGCATTAGCCATCTTGCGAAGGTCGCCAGCCGACCCAGCAACAACGCCAAGGGGCGTCCGGCCAATCGCCTCGGATGCCATGGCCGACGGCGTCTGGGCGAACGGAAGCATGGCCACGCCAGCAAGGCGCAGTTCCGGTTGCTTGGAAGCTCGCATGGACATCCACTTGGCGGCGGCAGTCAGTCGCGTGTCGTTCTGCCACGTTGCCTCCATGGCGTCAGATGCCGCTCGCGCAAGCATCTGACTCGTGGGGCGGTTGGCAAGAGCGTCGGCCTTGCGCGCCAGCTCTCGACCCTTGTATCCCGCACCCAGCGCCATGGCGCGAGCCTGAGACTCGATGCTCGATGCGTAGGCAACTTCGTAGAACGGCTGGTCAGCGGCGGCCACCGAGCGGCGAACCCATTGCACTACGGCCCGAAGCACGGGGTTCTGCAACTGCGTTTCGCGAAGCCAGTCGTAACGGCGCGAGGCCCGTTCAATAAGCGCCTTGCCCTCAGCAGAGGCGGCGTACTTGCCAGTGGGATTCATCAGGAGCCAAGCCTGCTTGGCGCCAGTCAGGCCAGCCTTGGCAATCCGACGAACGCCAGGAGAGGTCAGTCCGCCAGCGGTTCTCGTTCCGCTCAAGCCAGAAATAAGCTGGTCGAAGGCTGGCGCAAGCACGTTCAGCGTGGCAACCCGGTCGGCCATTTGCGTGGTATTTGAAATAATGTCACGCAGGGGCCGGGCAAACGAGAGCAGAAGACCTGCCTGAATGCCCTCGCCAATTCGGTCGAAGATGCTGGCCGACTTTGCGCGAGCCTTGGCCAGCCCGCGCTGGGCGGCGGCGATATCGCCATTGCGAAGCGCCCCCAGAATCTCCTGCACCAACTCGTCGTCAATCTGCCGACCACCAGCAAGCTTCTGCGCCCGCAAAAGCCATGCGGCAGGGTCGTCGGTAGAATTCAGGGAAAGCTTTAGCAAGTTAAGGTCACGGCCAGTCTGGCTTGCGTCTCGCGTAATTCGGGTATAGGCCTGAATGACGCGGTCTTCCAGTGCATCGACAAGCCGAGCCGCCAGCTCACGGTCCTGTGCCGAGGCAAACTGGTCGTTCATCAGCTTGCGCGCCCATGCCGCCCGCTGAATGTCACGCTTGTACTGGACGCTCAGGGCCAGCATCTCAGGGCCTGACAGCTTTCGGGCAGGGTCACGGGTCGCAAGATTTTCTGCCGTCGTTGCCAACATCTCGGCAATCTGCGTCTCGACCTCCCATGGCACCGTCATGCCACGAGGGACAAGGCCCGTCTCAATCAGGCCCTCGCTAATCTCCCGCACCTCATCACTGCCAGCGCGGTCATTCAGGATGCGCGGGGCCTCGCGAAGCATGGACTCTGGCGAATCCATGAGGTCCGGAAGCAGGTCGGCAGAGTACGGAGCAACGGGCTGGCCAATGCGTGCGGCATTGCGTGCGGCCGTTGCGGCGGCCGTCTTCGAGGCCTGCATGCGCGCCTGCCGCTGAAGCTCCTGCTCAACAATGGCGCGAGCCGCCTTGCTCTTAACGCCCTCACGGGCGGCACGGCCAAGCGCACCGCGCATAAACTTGTAGCCAAACACGCCAGTGGCGAGCAGGATGGCCGCGCCCCACGGGATGCCGTCACCCTCGTCAACACTGCCGTCCTGCGCCTGCGCCTCGCGAGAGACGGCCATGCCGCCAGCCGTTACAACAAGGCCCTTGTTATTGCGAATCGCGTCAAGGACGCTCTTCATGGCCTCTGTTCTGGCCCCGACAACCGCCGGATTGTATTCCTTGATGATGGCGTCGGGAAGCTTGTCAATAATCTCCGCTCGTACCGCGCTCAGTGCCGGAGTATCGAGCGGAAGCAGGAACGCCCGGAACTTGTCTAACGGAATAACGGAGCTATTAAATGACTCAAAGTATGTCACTGGCCTACGGAGAATCTGCTCCGCATTGGCGGCCACCTGAGCCATCGCGCTGGCAAAGGCACGCGGCGTCCTAGACGGCGGCAGAATGGCCATCGTCTCCTTGAGAATGTCAGCCGCGCGCAACTGGCCAGCGGGGTTGGCGTCGCGAAGCTTGGCAATGGCTCGTCCAAGCGCGGCGACAATCTCTTGTTGAAGAACTTGCTCTCTGTCCGCCGGGTCAAGGAACGAATAAGCCCTGTTCCACTCAGCTCCTTTCTTAAACGCAAGAACAGCCTTTAGCAGGTTGTCGTTTAGGTCTACCTCTGGAACACTTGCCCACTTGGTATCAATCTCAGAAGCAATGCGTTGCGCGGCATCAGCCGCCACTTCTTCGGGATTGGCATATCGAGGAGAGCCAGCGGCAGAGATAACCTGTTCGGCGCGCATCTCCCTTGCCGCCTCTTCAAACACCTCTTCATCGGTCAGCTCGTCAATGCGCTTCCCGGTCGTATCCCGAAGGTTCTGCCGCATTCTGCCAAGTCGCGGCGTGGGCATGCCCTCAGCGTAGCGCGCAACATTTGCCTCGCTCAGCACTCCCCAGGTATCCGGGCCAGTGCGAACATGCGGCTCGGTCAGCACCTCTCCAGCGCTCGTTGCAAGCGTTCTTCCCGCCGCATAGCGCGAGCTTTCGCCGCCCTGGTTCCCACGAACCCTTTCTAGGGCAGTGGCAAACATAGAAATTACGGCGTCAACATCAGGCGCTTCACTGGAGGGAAGCAGTGAATTGGCAAACTCACGAACTGCGCCGGGACCGTCCTGAGACGCCTCAGCCAAAACACGAAGCGCATTGATTCCAGCGTCAGAAGACGGAGCGCCGTTAAATACCTCATCCATCACACGGCGAATAGACGCCTGTGTGGCAAATGGACGAACGTCAATGCTTTCGTCTCCAACGCGGGTCGGCGCCCAGATGTCGTCGCCATAGACAGAGAGATTGTCGGCAAGAAAGTCGGCAAACTTTCCAATCATGTACATGCCGCCAAACTCAGCACTTGCCCCGCCAGTGCTACCGCGAGTCACAGCCAGGGAGCGTCCGCCAAGGCCGCCCTCAGTCACTGCCTTGCGAAAGAACTCGGAAGCAGACGACTTGACCTGATGCGTGACAATAAGGTCGTCAATAAACTCTTTGCCAAACTTGCTGGCCAGGGCCGGGGCAATGCTCATGCCGCCGAGAATCATGGCGTAGCGGTCGCGCTCCTCGGGGGTATCGCCCAGCGCATAACCCCCAACGTACCCCGTCATTGGATTGACGGCATAGTACATCGGCATATTTGCATCGCCAGAGAACCCAGCCTTTTCAAGCGCATCGTCAACCTGCTGAATAGCAGTGCGAAGCGCACGCTGTTCCTCAAGCAAGATGTTCTCTCTGCCAAGTTGCATTGACAGGTTTGAACGAATGTTGCGAAGCTGGGTGATGTACTTGTTCTTGGCTAGCTTGCTCTTGCTCTTGGGAGCAGGCGGAATCTGAAGTGCTTCAGGGGCCTGCTCTGGAATGCGCGGCTTGGCGGCGCGTACAGGAGCGGCAACCGGAGTGCTACCCAAGCGAGAAATCTCCGCATTGAGGTTCGCAATCTCCGCATTGATGTCCTCGACCATCTGAG